GGCCTGTCCCATTCGCGCACGCCGAGGAAGTCATTGTGTGCGGTGGGAACGATCAGATAGTCCCGGAGATGGCCATTTGCGATCGCCAGCTCATTCAAGCTTCGCCAGTCCTTGCCTGCTTGGACGAATGCCAATCGAACCCAGGTCTTCCAGTTCAGCCCGGGGATTCGGTGCATCGGGCCGGCGGCCATGTCGCCGGGAAGGTGCATGCGGTCCAAGATTTCACCGACGGCACGCAACGGACGCTTCGGCGGCTCATAAATGAATGGCGCGATCTTCTCGGCATGTCGTGCGATCAACAGGAACCGTTTCCGGCTCTGCGCGAGCTCGCCGAGCTCGCCGCAATCGTGCGTCGTTTCTCGGACCACGTAGCCATAGTGCCGCAACATGCCAGTGATCTGGTCCAGCAAGTGGCGACCGCGTGTAGCGATTCGAGGCACGTTCTCGAAAAGGATGACCTCGGGGGGATCATCAGCCCAGGCTTCCAGCATCAGCCAGACCCCCCGGAGAGTCAGGCGATTCAGTGCTTGATACTTGTCGGTCGTGCTGCGGGACTCCGAAAGCAAGCCGGAGAATCCTTTGCAAGGCGCTGAGAGAAACACGATGTTGGGCCGCTTGCCGTGGGCCGCCTCGCGCACGTCCTGGGGCAGCGCTTCAGCCCATCCAGGCGGCGGCTCCACGCCGTGGAATGCGGTGTATTGGCTGCGGTCAAACAGGTCGCGGACAGTGCCTCGAACGCCGGTCAGGCGACGGAAGTCCTCCGCGCCGGCGGGGTCAACGTCCAGGCCGCCCAGGCAGACCATACGGCCCTGCAGACCGGGTATCTCGGGGCGTGCATCCTGGAAGCCCGCAGCACCGCTGCCCAGACCGAAGAAGAGGTGGAAGTGATTGATGTCGAAAGTAGCCATGATGATTGTCCTTGTGGTGCGTGCCTGTCGACCGAACGAAGGCAGTATGCGAATTAGGGTTGCGTGATCGACCAGGCGGGCGCAGGCGGCGCTGCAGCCGGCGGGAGAACGTGATCGGGGATCGCGTGACGTGAGCGGGGTTGAGTGGGCGCAGGCATTACTTGGCCCTCTTGAAAACCCAGCAATGCACCGTCGACGCCTTGGTTGCGCCCGTTTGACTGGCGTTGGTGCGGATGCGGCTCTTGACCGTCTTCACGTCCAGGAACTTATGCCGGCGGCTCTGCCGCAGGACTTTCTTCAGGTCGCGCAGCGCGGGAACCTGTTGGCGACGTGTGACTGCGACCTCGATGTACTCATTGAGGTTGACGGCGATCTCTTCGGGGTTGCTGGAGTGATCGAGAATCGGCAGCAGCTCGTCGTCACCGTTGAGGTAGGAAAATGAGTCCCAGAATTCCTGGACCATCGGGTGATCGTCATTGATCACGACCTGGCGGGCGACTGCCATTTTCGCGACCTCGGCTAAGGTCTGTTCGTGCTGCTCGTCGGTCATCTTCACGACAAGGCGCAGCGCGTCGACCGCCGCCATGATTTTCGAATGGCACTCGATGAGGCGGATGACCTTGATGTCGCCACGGGCGAGAAGGTCCGCATGGTGAACCGAGGTCCGATCGCGGATGATTTCCAGTGCGCGCGCCTCGCGGCGGGTAGCTGCCAGGATAAAGCCCGATACGGATTCCATCGGCGCGGTCTTCAGCCAGGTGGCCGCGTCGAAAGTCGCCTTGTTCTGGCCGGCCCTGTCGAAATGAATATGGACGATTCGCGTCAGAATCGCCTCAGACGCGTTAACAGGATTGTTCTGTGCGATCACTACGCTGCCGCGAAACGGCGGCTCATAGGTGTCATTCCCGCCGTTGGCGACCCCGCGTGCGCGTGTGCTCCGGCCGTTGTACGCCGTCTTCAGTTCGTCCCAATCGAACGATTTGACGTGAGGGCCGGCCTTGTCCTCGCCGGTGCGCTCACGATCTGATTCGATCAGCACCACCGGCATGCCGGAAACCTTCGCCATGTTTCGCGCACGCGCGGCCGGCGTCGCCTTGGAGGGGTCGAAGCCCTCATGGTCGCGGCCGAACAGCTTCCACAGGAATTCGATAAGGGTGGTCTTGCCGGCTCCGGCATCGCCGACGATCTCCAAGAAAGGGAAGTCGCGGTACGTCTCACGGATCTGCTCGGCAAAAAGTGAGGCGAACCAAAAGGCCAGCGCCGCAACGCCCTTTGCCCCGAATGCCGCCCACAAGTGCGGAAACCAGGCCGACACATAGCCGGTCGGGTCGTCGTTGATGTGCATGTCCGAGCTGGCGAGGGTTTTTATCGATAGGCTGCCCAGGTCGAAATAATCTTCGGCGTTGGTCTTGTGGATGGTGCCGTCCTTTACCGCGATGTCACCGAAGATGTAGCAGCGCCAGTCTTTGCTATAGCCGATGTAGTCCAGCGTCTCGACGCGTTTGATGTTGTAGAGGCGGCGCTCCATCATCCTGTCAAGGTGCTGCGCAGTACCGCTGAACATCGCGCCAGGTGCGACGCCCAGCAAACGTTTTTTGAACTCTGCCGCCGTGCTGACCTGACTGGCCGTAAAGGTGTCCTTTACGGGCGGGCCGTCATGTGGAAATTCCACGCGGAAGTAGTACCAAGATTCGTCCGTCAGCTTGTTCTGCTGGAAATAGAGCGGTTGCGGGTAGCAGTTAGAGATGGGCCGAATGCCGCCTGACTCACGCAGCGCCCGCTCCCGCAGCTCGGATTGTTCCAGCCCGCCGACCTCTTCGCCGATGCGGTCCATCGCCTTGTGATATGCGTTGAGGTCGATGCTGAACCAATAGAGCCGCTTGCCGAACTCGAAATCGAATTCGGTGCGGCTGTTGTCGTGTTCATATATCAGCAGCGCCTTTTCCGTGGCGCTTTCGGCCAACAGCACCGCACCATGATGCAGATACGTCTTCAGACCTGCATCGGACAGGTGCCGCTTGGTGGAATCGTCGCCCGCGTTTCGGTCCAACAGGAAAAGGTCGTTCCAGTCGCGTTTGACCTTGCCCTGCGGAATGATCGCCGCGGTGCACGTCCATCCATCCTGCCGCGCGCGCCGTACATGCTTGCGCGTGAAGTCACGGCCGGCTTTGTCGCCGTCTAATGCCCAGACCAGGTGCGGTTGGCTTTCGCGGCTGTCGCGCAGCACGCGTAGCGCGGCGCTGGGGTAGTTGTTGCAGGAGAGCAGCGCAGCGGCAGGGATGCCGGCCTGGCACATGGCGATCGCGTCGAAGATTCCCTCGACCAGCCACAGCTTGGCGACCTTGGTCGGGTCGACGGACGGCGGAATCCACCATTCGCCCATGTAGCTGCCGCCGTACATGAAGCGAGCCTTCTTCTTGCCGAACCGGCCAGGCTCGTCGATCAGTCTTTCCCACCAAGTCTTGCCCACTTTGAAACGCACCGTGGCCGAGCCGATGTTGCGCTGCTGGTCCCGGTAATACTCCTGCGTGTAGGTGCCTGCGATCTTGGACAGATCGAAGCCGCGTGCGTGTACCAGGTAGGCATCAGCAGCGGCATTCGGATTGGTCTTCTGTTCTTCCTCGTACCGCTTCGACCAATGGTCGAAGATGTCGGACAGCAGCTCCTTTACATGACCTTCCCAGCCGCAGTTGTTCAATCGACCGCAGCGAAGCACCCAGGGATGCTCGGCGTTCGTGTACAGCTCCTTCTTGTTGCAGGCGGGGCACAGGCCTTGACGCAGCCAGCCGGCGCGTTCCTTGAAGCCGTAGGGCTCCAGGCGCGTCAGTACTTCTTGATGAATATCGGGCTTCATAGCGGCCTTGTTGTGATTTCAGGTAACCGGCGTACTTCGCTACGGCTTGCTGGTGCCAGCGTCAGGGGCCATCAAGCACGCCCGCATTGCGTCCATGGCTTCCGTCGCGGATGGGTATTCGTCAGCCGCTTCAAGGTCCTGATCTGGGCGCACCCAAAACGCAGGGCCCTTGGTCGGCCTTTCCTGAAGAAAGCACTCCGGGAAACCGTGCTTGACGCCGAACCGCCACCGCTCCGCGTCGAGCTTCTGCATCGCCAATTCCGTCTCCAACGTCGGCACGGACAGGGTGTCGGAGCCGGGTTGCTGGTCGATCGCGTGGGCGAAAAGCGCCTGCAGGTGTGCGGTGATCGACATGCGAGCCGCGACCAGGGCGCGCAGCTGCTGATCACTCTGGGCTGGGTAGGGCATGGCGCGATACGCGTTGATCAAGCTCAGCAGCTTGTTAAGCCATGCAAGGTGGTTGTCCATATCAGTCGTCCATGTCGGCCGCGCAAGCACGTTTGAAGTCGTGCCGCGGCGCTTTCGGTTGGTGGGGGTGAGGTACGGACGCAGGGCTAGCTGCCGTCGCGGCCGTCGCGTCGAATCCGCGCTCTATGGCCTCGGCCTGAATGGCAAGGCAACGTGCGAGCAGGGGGCTGCGCAGGGCGTCATCAAGCGATCCCTTCAGACCTGCGTCACGGTGTGCCGTGGCGAGCTGGGCGCGGGTGGGTGTCATGCAGTCACCGCTGCCAGGCTGGCCGGGTGCTGGATGGCGCGGCGTGCAGCGATCTGAACGGCCAGCAGCGCTGTGAGCATGTCGGCGTAGAGATCCCGGTCCTGGCCAGCCGTCTTTCGAATCAACGCAGAATCCAGCCGTCCATCGGTACAGATGAGAGTCGACAACAGCGTGTCGAGCGCGCACAACTGCCACAGGGTGATGGGCAGATGAAGCTCTTGGTCGGATGACTTCTTAGGCACGTTGCAATCCTTTGGGCAACAAAAATCCTGCGCCGGCCGGAAGGGCCGTCGAAGAAAACAGCGGGTTTGGGTGGGAGCGGTTTAGTGCGTGGCGGCTGCCAAGGCGGTAGCGAGCTGTCGGTCGGCCAGCAATTCGGCTATCTCGAATGCGGACACGGCTCGACGGGTGCCGGAGGAACGGTCAACCACGAATACGCAGAAGGCGGTGCTGCTGTCGACGTCGATCGAAACCTTTGCTTCGTGGCACTGGTACTCGCAAATTGCCTGGGCGGCGATGGTTTCGGCACGGCCTTGAGAAATAGGCGCGAGCTGCATCAAGAACGCGATGGTGCGTTCCAGCAAGCGATTGCACTCGGCGGCAGCGTAGGGACGGCCATCTTCGCGGTAATGCAGCTTGACGAATTGATAGGCATGGATGTCTAGGTCATCGGTCTTGGACGAGTGGCTGGAAATGCGGGCTACTATCCCGCGCGGCCGATGGTTGAGCTGGGTAGTCATACGGTGAGGTTTCCTTGTCGAGGGTCATCCCGAAGCTCGGCGGCGGCGCGGCGAAGCTCGGTAACAGGGGAAAGCGGCAAATGCACTTCAGGGTTGGGGATAGACGATGGCGAAAGGGTGCGCACGGCCTCAAGCGTGGCTACCCAGGTATGTCCGCAATAGACGTTGTGGCACTGAAACTCAAGCTCGCGCAGCGTGGCGGACATCTGGCGGCTTGATCTCACGAGCGACGAGGTGTGGCAGTGAGGACAGTGCATCCGAATGCCGTTGGCGCGCGGCTTGGTCAGCGTGTCGGTCATCAGGCGGGATAGATGTCGTTGAAGGTGAATCGCTTGCCCTGGGTCTGGGCGTAGCGGATAAGGTCGCGCGCGAGAGCGGGAGATATCTCCTGCTCTCCACGCTCGTATTTGGACACTTGTGATTGGGTGATCTGCAGGGCGGTAGCAAGCTCCGCCTGGGTCATCCCCAGCTTTTGCCGGATGGTTTTTATCGTGTTCATGCAGAAATAGTACGGCCATTACTATTTATTTGCAATGAGTATCTCATTTTTAAATTAGTAGTACGGGTACTAAAGTGGCGCAATGTCGACAAATCAACTGAGCCATGAGCAGACGCAGGACGCTGCTCGATTGAAGGCGATCTTCAATGCGAAGAAGAAAGAGCTCGGCCTCACGCAAGAGAGCCTGGCCGAACGCCTGGGCTTTTCGAACCAGAGCGGTGTCAGTCATTACCTGAATGCCAAGGCCGCGTTGAACTTGAACGCGGCCATGATGTTTGCTACAGAGCTTCATGTCCGCGTGGGCGAGTTCAGCCCATCGTTACAACTTGAGATAGACCACATCGCTGGCTTTGCTTCGAAGCAACCGACGCCCAATTCCGTTCGTCAGGTCACCTATTGGCCCTTCGACGTGCCGCCGAGCGCCATCGAGCAGTTAAGTCGCTCGGATCGGATACGTTTGAGCGCGTTGGTCACGACTTATGTGGAGGCGTCTGCCGCCCCTAAACCACAACGAGCAGCCTGAAATTCCGCGCGTCTGGCGTTCAGGCAACGTGTTGCACGTATCGTTTCCGTGGTTCCCGTGAAACGGGCTCGTAACTAGGCGTTAACGCGGCCGCGATCTCATCCTTTCGCAGCCATCCGAGGTCAGGAATCTTCGTCGGCCTCGGCCAATTCCTGATCTGCGTCGTTGGTCTCGCCCTCCAACTCGGTGACTAGGCCCTGTCCTTCGTTGAGTTGGTGACGCAGGCTCTTGATCAGCCAGACCGTCGCAGCGATCTGCGGCTTCAGATTTGGAAATTGCACCTTGTGCTGTGGCGATAGTTCCGGCCGTCCCATGGCGAACGTAAAGGTCAGCGTGGCGGTGCCGCGTTTGATGCGTTCCCACTCGGCGCGCGCGGCATCAAGTGCATCCGATTCGCTGGCGAAGGTTTCGCGCAGGCGCTTGGCGTTGCCCACAACGCCCGCCACGACCGAGTGCCGCACTTTCTTGCGCTTGTCCTGCCAGAAGGCGCGAACGCCGGTGTAGCTGTCGCGGTCGGCCAGGTGGTAGCGGTGCTGATCGCCATCGACGCGATAGATCGTGTGGACCGGCAGCTCAGTGCCGTCTACCTTCTGCCCACCCTTGATCGGAACGAACAGGATGCGGCCTTCCTTGATGGTCGCCACGGCGTCGTAACGCTTGCCCAGGCGGTTCAGGAAAGCGATGTCCGACTCGTTGGTCTGATCAATGTGCGCGACGACGATATCGCCGAATACGCCGACCTCCGACTTCAGCTCGTGCGCCTTGGCGATCACGGCCACGATGTCCTTGATCTTCTGCTTGTGGAAACTGCGCTCCGTGCGCGTGCGCAGTGCGCTGGTCAGGTTGGCGCTGCGCGCGCGTAGCGTCAGCGTGTCTGGGGCGCCAGAGTGCTCGATCTCGTCGACCAGGTAGATGCCCTTGTCGACCAGGCCGGTGGATTTCCAGCCCAAGGAAACCTGCAGCGGTGCCTCGCGCGGCGGCATGACTAGCAAGCCGTCTGTGTCGTCGAGCACGATGTCCAGCTGGTCCGCTTCCTCGGCGCGGCATTCGGTGATGGTCAGCGACATCAGGCGAGGGCGCAGCACGCCCGTGATGTCCTTGCCCTCAAGGGTCACCCGCCAGATGGGAATGTCATACGAGGGGTTCACTGGAAAATGCCCCAATCCGCCGGCGAGCCGTCCATCACGTCGACCGGGATCTGCAGGCCGGTGCCGAACAGCGAGCCGGCGCGCGTGTCGTCGACGCATTCGAGGGTGATGGAAAACTCGATACGGCGCGCGGATCCGTCGACGAAGAACAGGGACTGCGTTTCCTCGATCGCTGTCACCTTGAACGCTCCCAGCACGTCTCCCGTGCCGGCCAGCAGAAGATATGCGGCCCCGGTGCCCGCCATGCGACGCACCAGGGCGATCGACGCGGCGCTGCCGGCGAATTCCGGGGCTACCCACCCGGCCAGGGTGATCGTGTCGTCTCCAGGCCCCAGGTACTGCGTCGCCGGCCGTGCGCCCACGCGTGAATTCTTCGCATGCCGCCATTCGGTGCGACGT